TGGGCTGTTTGGGCTGTTTGGGCTGTTTGGGCTGTTTGGGCTGTTTGGGCTGTTTGGGCTGTTTGGGCTGTTTGGGCTGTTTGGGCTGTTGGTTTGATAGAATGATTGACGAAGTCCATTGTTTTTTTAATAAATTTCCGAATTACTCTAAACATTTGTAGCTATAATAATAATGAAAATGGGTTTATATTGTTTATGTTTTGGATAAAAAATATAAACACAATGCATGCTCTTAGCAAAGTAGTAGTAGTAGTAGTGGTAGTAGTAGTAAAGAAAAAAAGAAAGAATAAATGAATTCAAGAAATAAAAATGCAGTAGAAGCCGGGTTCAACATGGCTGCACTTGAAAAAGCACTTGAAAATGAAAACAACACTTCGGTTTCAAATTTGACAACGCGCAAAATTAATGCGGAAAAATGGCGCCAACTGCAACAACTTGGATTCAATCAATCTGTGTTGGAAGACTATTTCCACAAGTTGAGAGAATACAGATACATTGATGACCTGGATGGATTGCTTCATGGTTCATACATTCGATGGATCGATTTAAAAAATACGGAAAATCTCTCGTTGGCAAAAGGTGGAATCATTTGCGATATCAAAATTGGCCAAAAGGGAGTGCAACTATTGTGCAAGACGCATCCAAATCCGGCCATGTTTTACGTCATCATGGATGAATCCTTAATTTTTCAGCGTTTAACCAGTCAAGAGCGTGTCATTCTTTCGGCAATGGACTACTTAGATGAAGCCGACGAAGAACAAGTGTCTGGAACAGACACCGACACCGACACCGACACCGACTCCTCTTGAGTTGGACTTGGATCAATCGCGTCAATGCTGTTAGTTGTTTTGGGTTTAGTGATGGCATGTTTGCGTCGCAGAGCACGGTAATCTTCGCTAGAAATCACAACAAACTCGTCGCTATCATCGTCATCACTTGTTTTGACTCTGCGCGACACAAGATAAGTAATCCCGTCATATGTTTTCCCTAAACACCATGTAGTCGCCTTAATAGCGAGTGACAAAGCCAATTCAGCAATAAAGAAAAACACCATTTTGATTGGGATGAAATGGTGTGGGATGTGATGTGTGTTATTTATCAATTTGCAGATATAATATTTTTACGAGTTTTTGAAACGAGAGATGCATGTCGCTTTCGCCCACTCGTTCCCTTGCGAGGATGGAACTGCGCGCGACCCTTGCATGACATGTCATAGTATTTCAATCCTTTCTTCTCCATGACACTGGCCGTGCATAGTGCAATTGCGTTTTGAGTCCCCACTTTTTTTTCAACTGCTTTGATGCATTTACAGAGTTTGGTTGCCAAAATCTCTTCGGCTTTTCGTTTAATTTCAGAGTTGCTTAAATTGACACTTGGGATTTTGTAATAAGAGAGAATTTTCTCATAATCCGATTTTGTCATTTTCAAATCAGCCATGTTTTAATTTAGCTTTTAAACTCAAAATTTGAAACCAGGATTCCTATTAAGAGCTTACAAAAAAAATATTTTTTTTACACTGAAATAGTCATGCAATTTTAAATATAGATTTATATTAGTTTGAGTTAACATTAAGTCAATATTCAGGCACATTTAGAACTGCCATATGACAACAGCATCGAAAAAAATAGTAGTGCTTGACGTGGACGAAACAATAGGATATTTTGTGGAATTGGGAATTTTTTGCGATTCTCTCACTAAAACGGTGTGGAACAATGATCCAGTTGTGCAATACACACAATTCAATCATTTGATGAACGCATATCCTGAGTTTTTGCGTCCAAACATTCTGGACATTTTGCGGTTTCTGAAAATGAAAAAAGAGTTGAATGAGTGTTGCGGCGTGATGATTTACACAAACAACAACGGACCTCGAGAATGGGTTGAACACATCATCAAATACATTGAATCCAAACTGGGGGGCAGACTGTTTGACAAAATTGTGGCGGCATTCAAAATCAATGGAAAAATCATAGAAATGGGACGCACCACGCATGACAAAACGTATGAAGATTTCATGCGATGCACCAAGCTGCCGTCCAATGTGGAAGTGTGTTTCTTGGATGACCAAATGCATTCGCAAATGGAACACGACCAAGTGTATTACATAAATGTGAAACCATACGTTCATCCACTAAGTGTGAAAACATTGACAGACCGGTTCATGCAATCACCTGCACTGCGAAAGACCGTTCTTGTTGAAATAACTCCTGAACAATTTCAACATCAAATGTTGCAACTCATGCACAAGTTTCAGGCCTCAAAAAAGGATCCAATGGAACAAGAAATTGACCGAATCATCAGTAAGAAAATCATGGAACATTTAAATGAGTTTTTTAATAACCCAGAAGAACTAGAACTGCGCAAAGGCAAAAAAGACACGAAACAAAAAACAAAGAAGAAATTATGATTGCATATGATTATTTAGCAACCAAATTTTTTTTTATTTATTTATATTATAACATTTTGCTCAATGTTCAACTTTTCCAGCTTCATTTACTTGGTTTTTCTGTTTTACGTGCTTAGTCCCAACGTGTTGTTGCGCATCCCGCCCACTGGTTCCAAGCACGTCGTTGCATTCGTTCACGCCATTGTGTTCGCCGTTGTTTATTATTACACTTCTGGCTACATGAACGCCATGCTTGGAACGATTTAATTAAATTGATACAAAATTGAAAATTTATAAATTCAGAAATGATAAATTTTCAATTCATTTTGTAGAAGCAGGCACATCTATTTGTTAGTTATTTTTTATTCAAACGCACTTTGCGAGTGCGTCTGGAACCGCCTCGGCTTATGATTCGCACATGACTTGTTTTATGAGTTGTTTTATGTTTATGTTTTTCTTCAATGATCAAAACATTTTGATTTGCATTTTTGCATATTTGTTGAATTTGCATCATTTTTCTTTTTATTTTTTCTCTAACGGATGACATTGTTAATGCACGAACTTTATATTGAGTTTTATTTTTAAACGCATTTATGGGGGTTGAAACAGATAATGATTTTGTTCGATATGTGTCCATCTGTTTCACAGAAAATTTTTTGCGACCTCCCCAGGCTCCACGGACGCGTCCATGAACTCGTCTCGCCAATTCGCTTGGCGAATGATAGTCAGTCAGTGTCAAGCAAATGCATTCCTCACGAAACCATTGCGCTTGAAGAGATATAGCTGCATCAACCATGGAACCAAATTCCCCGGGAAACATTTCCACCGGTGGATAAAAATAGCCAGTTGAATCACGAACAGGGTCAGACACCACGTGCCACATGCGAAGAAATGAACGCGGTGTTTGTTTCGTACGCTCCATCTTTTGTTTATATTCTTCTGGAACGTGCATCTGAGGGAAGTTAAACACTCTTTTGTCTTCTAAACTCAACCAAGGCACCTGTTGATTCCCCCGTTCATACAATTGCGTCGTTCCAGGCGTTGAGTGTGATGTGTAAACATTGTTGCACATGACGCAAGTGCCGTTCTTCACTTGAAATGTGCAAACACGCGTGATCTCACGCCGTGCCATGTCACGCATGGTTGGGTCAGTATATACTATGCCACCAGGCACGCGTGGGTTAATTTTAGTTGGCATTGGAATAATATGTGGACCTGGTCTTGTCATGCCATCCGGCATGAGAAACAATAATGACAATGTTGAAACTTCAAAAAATTCAGTTCTGTCATAATGAAACGCCACTTGTTGAGAGTCTCGTTTAAGATAAAAGTCAAACAACATTTTGTGTGGAGGACACGTGCGTTTGAAGTCTTCGCCTCTTTTTTCATAAACAAACATCATTTGAAACAACATGTTTTGAATTAAAACTGCTTCATGTGGACGAATGTAATGGTCATACAAATGTTGTGGAAAATATGACAGACCGCGTTCGGTGTTAAGTTGCATGAGTGCAGGTGCGTTGACAGGTGTTTTTGTGCACCGATTGTTTTGCACATCAATTTCATAAACATATGGTAGTCGAAATAAATCATGTGTTCCAGCAGGTATCTCTCTCAACAATTGATACGCCAAATCACGAATTCTCGCGACTAGCACAGGAGGAGTTGCAACCCGTGCTGCAATCAGTCGTTCGGTCGGACACTGTGCAATTTGCAAATTGCCAGTTATGTGGACATTGTCCAATGTTTCCAAAAATTCGACTGCCATTGCATCTGGATCAATGTATGTTAGTCTAATATTTGGATTTTCGGGATGTAAAGGGTGACCAACTTGTTGGCAGTTTTGGCCTATTGACAACGTGTTCCAAACAATGTCAGTGCGATATGTCATGGCGGGCATGGGTGAACCTTGCGGCATGTAAAGAAAAATTATATTTGATGTAGCATCATGCCTGGTTGGTGCAACTAGTTGAATTGGCGGCATTGCCACTACCACTCTTTTATTCAAATCTGGTGAATCTTTTGTCAGTGCAAAAGCAGAACCCCGAATGCGTGCAGGATTCAGTCTCAACTCCATTGTTTGAGTGAATGCATAATCATCTCCCAAAGCCAGTTGACTCATGAGAACGAGCCCAGTTGGAGTTGCACATGACAACGTTCCAATTTGATACGTCATGCTACCAAGTATTGACATGTAATTGTTTCCATCAAAATGATATATGCATGCTGCAGTAAAACCATCAGTTATTCTTACTAATAATTCCTCTGGTCTGGATTGCCTCAATGGACTCATTTGTATATCAAGCATGTCAACATCTGGTTGAACCCGTTCTGGACTCATAGGTAAACTTCGCATGGGTGAATTTTGCATGGATGAACTTTGCATTTGATTGAATTCAACGACCCGGTCTGTTTGTGGAGTCGATGGCATTGATGTTGAATCTGAAACTTCAACTTGCGCTGCATTCATGTAAATTATTGGAAGGTTTCTGTAGACCCAATCGTACACATGTTGTAAATCTTTACCTGGCAACTCCCACAGTTCTCCAATTTGAATACCATTTGCATCCCACACCATCAGGCGATCTGTCTGACTAGCCGGTCCCGGATTTTCGATATAGTATATGGTGCCATCAATTATGTATTGACTCGAATTTATGGTTTCAGTTTCGGCACTCGATTCAGAACTCGATCTTGGAGTCGATCCAGAACTCGTTCTTGGAGTCGATTCAGAACTCGATCTGGAACTCGATTCTGATGACATTGTGTCAAATATAAAATGATATATATTTATATTTGATTAAAAAATAATCAGGTTATTCAACATTCTTAAGTTCTGTTCGTGTGGAGTTATTGAATATGCGGTTTGCTAAATTCAAGCAATCCGGGTTGACAGGAGCAAACTTCTCCGTTCGGAACAACAGCGGATGCGTTTGATGAATTTGGCGCGAGTCAATCCTCACATTGTAAAGATCGCTGTTGGATGACGGCACGTATTCCGCTTGGTCGCATCTTTGCAAGCCAAAAAATTGGCTGCGCAAAGTGGATTCAACATTGACTGCCGTGGCATAGCCCGACCACGGTGCAACCGCGCTGCCTGGATTGAACACCTGTTCTGGATTGTAAATGGGATAGTTCATGAGAGGCACAGTTGCTTCTTTGCGCTGGTCCAGAATGGGCATAATGGTGTATTTGGTCAGCACTGGACGCGCGCACATTTGTGGTTGCAAAGGGGCCGACGGGATGTTGCGTTCTCTCATGCGTTGGCTCAACTCTTCTGTTCGCTCTTGCTGACAAAATGCAACTCCATTTGGTACGCCATAAAATCGTTCAGACATGGTTATTTTGTATAATTATGGTTGTTGTGTTGTTGTGTTGTTGTGTTGCGATTGTATTATGCAAATATAATATTTAATATTTTTGAACACTCATTTAAAGAGTTTAAATCATTTGTTTGTAAGTCTCTCAAATTACATACGATTCGCCTGTCTCTGTCCCATGTGTGGTATTTTTTATTATGAATGCATTCGAGAACGGGGGCGCATTAAAACATCCATGCTACAAACTCTTCAATCCAATTTTGCTAAAATCTCTCATCGTGGACCCGACAACAGTCGATTTGATGTTGAAGGCCACCGATGCATCGGATTTCATCGCCTTGCGATCAATGGACTTTCATCCGCCGGCAATCAGCCGTTCAATTTGTTGGGATGCCAATTGATTTGCAATGGTGAAATATACAACCATGCAAAACTCGAACGCAAGTACGGGTTCGACTGCACCAGCGGTTCAGACTGCGAGGTCATCATTCATTTGTATAAACAGTTCAACGGCGACATGTGCGCAACACTGAAGGAGCTGGATGGAGTGTTTGCACTGGTTTTGATTGACAATGAACGCGACATGGTGCACGTTGCCCGCGACCCGTTTGGCGTGAGGTCGCTTTACACTGGCAGTTCCAGCGACTACTCGCATGACATTTCAGTTGCCAGTGAAATGAAAGCATTGCAACACTGCACTCATGTGGAACAGTTCCCGGGAGGGTGTTTCATGACGCTGACGAAGCTGCAATCAAATCAACCAAAGTTTGAGTCCGCCTTGCAGGCATATTACAGCGACCTTGCATTGAATGAAAATCTGGAAGTGCCTTATGTGTATAATTTTGGCACGGCAATACTGCATGATGACATCAATGCAACGCAAGAACAATTGGAACAAAAAGCGTGCGTGCTGGTTCGCAACTTGTTCGAACTTGCGGTGTGCAAGCGTTTGATGAGCGAGCGGCCGGTGGGCTGCCTCTTGTCTGGCGGGTTGGACAGTTCAATCGTGACCACAATTGTGGTGAATCACATGCCGCCAGGAACAGTGGTGAACACATATGCAATTGGTCTAGAAGGTTCGGTTGATTTGAAGTGGGCGCGGCGTGTGGCGGAGCATTTGAACACGCGGCATCACGAGGTGTGCCTAACGGAGCAGCAGTTTTTAGACGCCATTGATGCAACCATTTATCAGATTGAGAGTTATGACACGACCACGGTGCGTGCGTCGGTTGGCAACTACCTGGTGAGCAAATACATTTACGAGAACACGGACAATGTGGTGATATTTTGCGGCGACATGAGCGACGAGATTTTCGGGTCGTATCGTGGATTCACAAAAGCGCCGAGCGACCACGAGTTTGCAGTGGAGAATGTGCGCATGGTGCGCGATGTGCGCTACTTTGACTTGTTGCGTTCAGATAAGAGCATTAGTGGTGCAGGACTGGAGGCGCGGGTGCCGTTTGCAGACAAGACGTTCTTGGAGTTTGTCATGAGCTTGCCGCCGTGGATGAAGCGGTTTGGAGAAGGTGCCGAATATGCAGTGGAAAAGCATTTGCTGCGCAAGTCGTTTGGCACTCTTTTGCCGGAGGACGTCATGTGGCGTCGAAAGGAGGCGTTCAGCGACGGTGTGAGCGGGCATGATCGCACCTGGGTGCAAATCATCAAAGAGTACGTGGATCAGCGCGTGAGTGATGTGGAAGTGAGCATTGCCAATGAAATGAATAAATATAAGCACAATCCGCCGTATGACAAGGAGAGTTATTATTATCGCACCGTGTTTGAGCGTCATTTTCCTGGAAAAGGCCGAGCCGAAACGATTCCGTATTTTTGGAGGCATCCATTTTGCGAGGGAACCCTGGACCCATCTGCCAGGTTGTTGAAGGACGTGTATGTGGCAGACGAACAGCAATGAACAATAGAGCTGCGCTAAAATCGTGAACAATTGCATATTTGCACATAATATGCAATTTATTATTGTGTTGTAAAACGTAAACAATGAATTTGAACTTGGACCAGGTTGACCACGTCACGCTGGACTTGATGGTGAACCAGCCCCAATATGAGCGTTATTTGCGAGCGAAAGAAGCCGACTTGAATGGAAAATATGAAAAAGCCAAGCGCTTCTATAAAAAGAGGATTATGGAAATGACACGGGATTTATTGAAGGGAGACACGGTAAATGACATATTTGTCATTCAAGCATTTGAAGCGTATGCAAAGGCATGCATTACGTATTTTAGAAACAAGGACAAGAATGACACGTTGCAAGAGGAACACATGGCGGAGTGCGTTGCCGTAGGGCACTTGCCGCCGATTGCTGAGCATGATTGTGAATGCGATGAAGAAGACGATTGTGCTGCAGATGTTGATGCAGCATTGCCCCTTGCAGAGGCGTCCAAGAAAAAGCTGGAGATACTCATCTCGTTTGATAAACACAAATCGCAAACACCCACGCTGGACACGTATGTTATCAAAACGACACCGGCTACACCCGTCATTCCGATTCCGATTATTCCAAAGGTGAAAGAAATTAATTTGGACGACCCTAAGTTCAAAACCAAGGACATTAAGCCGAAGACATTGAAATCAAAACCTTCACAATAATTTTCAATTTAAATTATTTTCATAATGTAACTGGAACAAGTTGATTTATAAATTTAAATAATGAAGCATTCAAGACGACGCTCCAAACGGGGCGGAAAAAGGAAAAGTGTGAGGAGGTTTGAACGATTGAAATGCGGCCCTGTGCAAGAGAATTATTTCACGTGCTATGACAATGACACACTGCATAAACTAAGGGACGCGTGGAATGTGGGCAATCCCAGTCATCGAATTGAAACGAATGACCCCAAAGAAATATGGAGAGATTTAAAGAATCGTTTTTCTGATGTGTGCCGCAATGAAGCTTGTTGGATGAAGAAGCTGGTGGGAAATGAATTTGCCAATGTGGCAGAAAATGATGCAATCTTTGCTCCGGAGGCACCCAAATCATGGATTCGCGATCCGGATGAATGGTTGAGCAGTGAGGAGATTGAACATGTCATGATGCAATATGAAGAAAAATTCCCCAAATTTGAATTCCTTGGGCCATCTCCGAGTGATTACAATGCGCCAAAAATGGCCGGAACCTGCGTGTGGGAAGAGTTGTGCAAATTCAGTTTGAAAAAATACATTGACTCCGGAACGCATCAAATTGGCGTGGTGTTCAACACAGACCCGCACACAGAAGGTGGTTCACACTGGGTGTCCATGTTTATCAATGTGGAAAAAGGAAATAACTATGTGTTCTTTTTTGACAGCACTGGTGATAGTCCACAGAAAGAAATTCGAGAGTTTATTAAAACGGTCATGCAACAAGGGCGTTCTATCGGCATCAAGTTCAAATATTATGAAAATAGAAAACAGCATCAAAAACGCAACACGGAATGTGGGATGTATGCACTTTTTATGATCGTGAATTTGATTGAAGGCACTCGAAGCCCGCAAGACTTTATGAAAGGGGTGCGCATCCCGGACAGCCACATGCTGGAATTTCGAAAAGAGTATTTCAATCGCGGTGGCAGTATTTAAACTGCACACATGTCTGACGGCATGTCTGACGGCATGTCTGTATTTATATGTATATGTATCAAAAAAGGCTTAAATGTTGATTTATGAAAATAATCATATTTTTATAGGTTTTTTTTGATACTACAACAAAAATGACTCTCACGCTTTGTTTGAACATGATTGTCAAAGATGAATCGCACATCATCGAAAAAACATTGGAAATGTTGTGTTCAAAAATGCGGTTTCACTATTGGGTGATATGCGACACTGGTTCAAGCGACAATACCCGAGAGATAATTACGCAATTTTTCAATAAAAAAAACATACCAGGCGAGCTGCACTGCGACAAGTGGGTTGATTTTGCACATAATCGAACTCTTGCACTGGAACGAGCGTTCAAAAAAACCGATTTATTGCTTGTGTTTGATGCAGATGATGAAATTCATGGCACCATCAATATGCCTAATGAAGTGTTGTTTGATGAGTATCACTTGAGATTTGGTATGCCAAAGTCGGGAACAAACTACACGCGCACGCAAATCATAAACAACCACAAACGATTCAAATATTTATCAGTGGTGCATGAGTTCATTAGTTGTCAAGAGCCATCTCCTGCACGCGTCACCATATTGGATGGAGACTACTATTTGGTGTCCGGACGCAGTGGGTCGCGAAACAAAGACCCCAATAAGTATTTGAAGGATGCCATAATTTTAGAAAATGCGCATGCAGATGCAGTGGCCAAGGGGGATCATCTTTACAAACGTTATGCATTTTATTGTGCGAATAGTTATCGTGATTGTGGGCGATACGAAGATGCGATCAAGTGGTATAAAATTACTCTTAAACAGGACAACTGGTTGCAGGAAAAGTATGTGGCATGTCTGTACATGTATCAATGTTATGAATTATTGAAACAAACAGAAATTGGATTTTACTATTTGGTACAAGCATTTTCATACGACAATGAGCGCGTGGAATGCTTGTACCCATTGGTTATGCATTATTGTTGTGAGAACATGAATGAAGTGGCATACAGTTATTTTAAGATGGTGAAAATGAAGGTTCCTCAAAACACCGCAGGAAAACTCTTTGTGGAAACGGACAAAGCGGGATTTTATCTTCCGTATTACATGATTATTGTGGCGGATCGAGTGGGGGACCGTGAGTGTGGCATTCGAATGTATGAAGCAATTTTCACAGAAAAACATCACACATTTAGTGTGTGGCATCTGCGAAACTTGATGTTCAATTTACGGTTTTTTATAAATCATGTGAAACCAGAAGCACTTCCTGCATTTGCAACACTGGCAAATGATTATTTGAAATTTGTTGTGCAAAACGGAGTGCCGGCCAACACGTTTGATGATCTTTCCATAACATTGACACCAACCGTGAACGGGAACGGGAACGGGAACGGTAATGGGAATGTTTCGATGGATGAAAAAATAAGAAGAAAAATCAACTTCAAAACGAGTCGGAACATTTTATTTTACACAGGATATTGCAATGCGCATTGGAATTACAGTCAGATGAAACGTGGTGCGCTGGGTGGGTCTGAAAAGGCGGTGGCTCATTTGTCTAAAGAGTTGGGTTCACTACTGAAACAAAAAGACATGACCATTTATGTTGCAGGAGACGTCAAATCCGAAGAGTTGGCGGAGTTCAACGTGGTGTATGTGCATCTCAATGACTTGCCAAATTTGATGAGCAAAGTCAACTTTCACACTGTGATATGTTCTCGATACATTTCATTTTTGGAAATATATGGCAACGCATGTTCATTTTATCAGTTTTACATATGGGCGCATGACACGTGCTTGTTGGCGTATGGATGCAACTTGAGCGACGTTGCCATCATTCAAAAATGGGCGGAATGCATTGATGGATGCATTTGCCAGACGCAGTGGCACACTGACCAATACATCAGGATGTACCCTTCTCTCAAGACAAAAATGGTGACGATAAACAACGGCATCGACTTGGAACTATTTCCGGAAAAGAGAGTGAAACAAAAAGAGAAATTTGTGTACACATCGCGAACGGAACGCGGACTTGCACGCATATTGGACTTGTGGCCGCAGATTGTGGCCATCATGTCAAACGCCACGCTTTCCATTTCAACCTATGAAGTGTTTCCCTGTAATGACGATGAACGTCGAATCCAAGCACACATTGATTCTCTCAACCGCGAATTCCCCGAAAATCGAATTGAGCACTTGGGCAAACTGAATCCAACGCAACTGTATGAAGTCATGAGCACAGCAGAGTATTGGTTGTATCCAACAAACTGGCCAGAAACATCGTGCATCACTGCAATGGAGATGCTCATGTCTGAAGTCATATGCTTGTATCATCCTTTTGCGGGATTGACAGACACTATGAGCGACTGTGGTGTCAAAATTGTTCCGGGGTCAGAAGTTTCGGCGTTGGTTCAAATTGCACACGACGAAGAGAGAAAAGACGCGCTTCGCAAACAAGGGCGTGTGTACGCAGAAAGCTGTTCCTGGAGGCAGCGTGCAATCAAGTGGAAAGAAACCATTATGAAAAGGAATAGAGAAAATAAGAATGTTGCCATTTTCAACTCATTTTGTTTTCATTACGAATTATTCGGACACATTTTGGCCCACTTTGAACGAAGTGGAAACCCAACCAGCATCACAATATTCACGGAAACTAAGAATGATATGGGGTGGCTTGAATTTTACAAAGCGCATTTCAAACGGATCAATCTTCACTTCAAATCGGTTTATGAATTTTGCACGCTTCGTGATGGGTTTGACTTGATTTTTGTTCCAACTGATGATGATATTGCATTCAAAAATGAATGGTTTGACGACAGATGCATTGTGACTGACAACTACTTTTTGAACCGTCGCCCCGAATGCAAACACCACATTGGACTGCGTCCATTCATTGGTGCGGCTGACAAGAAGTGGGCACTTCCCTGTTATGACCTGGTTTCGGTTGATGAAAAAATGAAACGATTGGATGCGGAAGAGTACATACATGTTGGAATCACAGTGGGTTGGCAGCTTTTGTTAAACTGTGATCTGATCAATCGTTTGTGCACAAGTCATGGTAAACCGAAACTGCAAGTGCATTTCGTCGGAAGAAGAATTGATGAGTATTTTGTGGAGAAAATAAATGTAAACGCCATGGACATTCATTTGCACAAAAAAATGGACACAGGCGAAATGATTGACCTATTCAAAAAATGCGACTACATCATGACCGATTTGCAAAACAATGATCACATCAATGGCATAACAATGTCGGGGGTTGTTCCAATTTCATTTTCAACTCTCGCATCGTTGATCATCAGCAAACAAAACAATCTCATTTATGGGTTTAAAAGTGCAGTTGAATTCGATTTGAATTCGAATGAGCCGATTGTGCTTTCAAAAAGAAAAAGTGCCGAAATTGAAGAATTGAAACTCGAACGAGACAAACTGATAGGAATGTATGATGATTTCATTGAAAATTTTGACAACTGCAACCAACAAGTGAATGAAATGACACCGAAAAACCATGTTGCGTTGTTCAAAAAAGTGCTTGACACCATTCCGAAAAACAAAGTTCCCATATTTGTTCCAGTTTTCAATTTATGCACATACGTCAACCACATGGTGAAAGAACTCACTTCACACAACATAAACGAATTTATTATTTGTGATAATGGGTCGACATATCCACCAATGATAAAATGTTTGGATGAATTGTCGAAAACCCAACGAGTTGTTCGATTTGGTGCAAATTTAGGACCGCGATTTCTTGTCGAGTCGCCTGAAATTCTTGACATTCTCCCAGAACACTTCATCATAACAGACCCAGACTTAGTATTCAATAAAAATCTACCTACAAATTTTATAAATGAATTAAAAAAAGTGATTGACTGTTGTGGTGTTTCAAAAGCGGGGTTTGCATTGGACATACATGAAACCGGCGATAAATTTTTCAATAAAAACCAGGTTCATGTGTGGGAAGGAAAAAACTGGAATAATCAAGTGCCACAATCCATTCTTTCTATTTCGGACAAAGCGTACTATGCACCATTGGACACCACGTTTTGTTTATATAAAAAATCAACTTATCTTGCAGAGTTGAACGCCATGAAAGTCAAAGTAATAACCGACACAACATGCGTGCGAGTTGCAGGCCGGTTCACATGTGAACATATGGGATGGTGGTTGAATCAACCAACATCACATGAAGAGCTTGAGTATTATAAAAGGACTCCGCACGAATGGTCAAGTACATTGAATGAAAAAACCAGACTTGGATACTCGTGATGTGATATGATTTCATGTGATTTCATGTGATTCAATCGTTAAATCCAGTTCCACACCAGGTCGGTGCACAAGTAAATGCGTCGATGATTTTTGGCACGCATTCCTGCAAAAAATGGCACATGTTCGCAAACCACGGGGAAATTGTATCCTGAATTGTGAAAGTAAAATATGCCATTTGCGTTGTTGACCCCATCTTTTGGAAACAAATACATGCCGACTGTTGCACCATCGACATGTGTTTTTGCATTTTTTGACAACGGCGGAATGACTTTCATTGCTTCGTACTCTGCGTTCATTTCCGGAGTCGGAATTGCGGAATACCTAACACCGCGAATTGCATCTCGGCGAAATATGCACAATCCATTGAACCCTGATCCAATAGTTATGTAAGGAAGCATGCCCGGATTTTGAATGAGTTGACGTCGATGAAACAAGGTCTTGTTGTGTATCGAGGTTTGCACATGATACTGGTGTTGCCCTGACCAAAACGCTTCACGCATGATTTCCGGTCCAAACGGAAACTGGGCATCGCGATAAGCATAAAAATCATACATGTAGCCCATGGGATTCAGTCCGTTGCAAACAAGGGCATCAAAACCATCCGGGTCGCGTGCAATGCAGCGTATAATTGCGCTCGATGGGAACGGGACTGGATTGTCCATGTCAATCATGACCACGTATTTGGCATTGGCATTGGCATGTGGCACAGTGTCGGATTCCAACATTTCGAGCAGTCGATTTCTGGCATGCGCAATTTGCTCCATGCGACACGGTTTGTTGTCGAATGTGCGAGCCACCCCTCTAGCCAGTTCTTCTTCTCGTGTAAATGTTTCACACATGACCATGACTTGGTCCGGCATCTCTTTGGCCCACTTCATTAACTCATGTGCAGTTCCGTCGTCCGAGTTGTTTTCATAAAACATGGCCCAACAAGGAACATTTGACTTTTTGACCAAATCCTCGAATGCTGCGCGAATGACCGGCAGCGTGCTGATCACGTTTTTGCACACACCGCACACAATTATGCCGGCTTGTTCGGTGTCGCTATTCATTGATAAAGGGACACGAGTGTGTTTAGATGTATGCACATGTCTTTAATTAAATTTGCGGATTTGATTTTAATACATGAGTTGAATGTAATTATTGAAAATCATATAAAAATAATTTTACAAACATTTCCATTAAACATAAACTGTTTTGGTCAACAATATCTCTCAACCATGCAATTCAACAATGTGGACAGCGTGCAAAACAAAGAACTGCTGTGGACAACGTTGCAAGAGTCCGGCGCATTCACCGGCCTGACCAAAGAGAAGTTCGAACCGGTTAGGCTCGCCTTTGACCGTGCTGTGCAACAAGCATCCAGGACTGTTTCGGGATCATTGAACGAGGCAAATAAGCAAATCATTCGGCAGTTTGTTCAAAACGAACTTCCTGCAATTCGGTCCTCCACATTTACAACCGCTGCTCCAAAAAAAAAGAAAATAGAGGTGGTATATCGTGCAGAAGACATTCAAAATGAACGTGCTAATGAATTTGAGCGCCAACTTCGAGAGAAACAGGCCGAAATGGACGCATTTCTCACACTGAAAAAACCGAGCGATGTCAATTTTGCAGATGGGGCTGCAGTGGAAGACAAACCCATCGGTGATGAAATGTCAAGACTCATCGCGCAAGAACTAGCGGCTCGAGAGAGAGAATTGGTGCAATTAAAACCAGAAGACATAAAAAAAGCACAGCAATGGATTGGAACAAGTGCAAATAATAATGTGGCTGTTGCAACCACGGCAACAGCATCAACCGCGAAAAAAACGGTGTCTTTTTCAAACACAACGACCACAAACATTGTGGAAGAAGAACATGAAGTTGAACAGTTTGAACCAGCGTCCAACAATGACCAAGTTGAAGAAGAAGAATTGGGTTCCATTTTTTCAAAATTCAAACGAATAAGCGAACCACCGCCTTCTTTTGCAAATGAGTCAGCATCAATCACAATTCAGCAGCTCTACAATAAAATTCTTGAACTGGAAAAGACGATGAATGCAAATCACGCTGAAATCATATCATATTTGAAAAAAATATCACATGTGCAGTAATTCAAACAAAACAGAACAAACAATCAGTTATAAAAATTGCAAAATTTTATAACTTGTATTTAACGGTTAATGCAAACAAACGAGTATTACAACCAAAAATACCGCGAAATCATTGAGCCGCTGTATGGTTCCAGAACAAATTTCCCGATGAACGATTTGTCCAATGTGGTGCCGCATGAGTATAGCATCGCAGAAAGAGTGGATATGACAAACCGTGTTGTTTACAGCATTGACCCAGAAGGATGCAAGGATGCCGATGATGCTTTCAGCATTTTTGATGACGATGACAGTGGCAAATTGTGGTTGGCCATTCACATTGCCGACCCCACCGAATTCATAAACGTGCGATCTGCATTATGGACCGACATAGCCAACCGAGTGTCAACCAGGTATCCATCCAACACGAAACCAATTCATATGATGCCGGAAGACATCATGGAAAAATCAAGTTTGATGCCAAACCAGTATGGAAATGTGAAAATGGCAATAACCATTTTGACAGAAATAAACAAAGAGACGTTTGAGCCCACGGGCAACATTTCATTGTCATACACCAACATTCGTGTCTCTCAAACACATGCATTAAGTTATAAACGTGCAAGCGAACTTGTGGAAGAAGACACAGTTTTGCAAATCGGGCTGAAAATAAGTGATGCATTGATGCGCATCAGAGGAACTAAAACGAGAGGAGTGGTGTTGAATGATCTCGAAAAATCATACATCAAATACAAAAACAATGAACCATATTTGCATTGCGACACTCCAAATGAAAAAGCAATGAAACAGATGATTGCCGAATTTGCCATATTTTCAAATTCATTCGTGGGCGAATACATGAAAATACATTTTGAAGGAGTCGGATTGTATCGCATTTGCAATGCAAGCGACTGGCTGCGCACTGTGTATGACGGCATATCCGGCGCCGAATTATTGAACGAAATCATTGTCAACGGCATTCGCGCGGAGTATATTGCAAAAGTGGGCTCGCATGACCTGGTCGGCGCACCTGAATACTGCCACATGACCTCACCTATTCGTCGCGTGTCTGACTGCATTTGCCATTACTTGCTGAAACACATACACCTGAAACACACGCACGTGCCATTCACAAACGCAGAATTGGAAAAGTATTCGAACGAGTGCATGCGGGTGTCAAAGGCGATGAAAAACGTTCAATACAAGGACACGAAATTCCGGTTGATTCAGGTAATGCATTGTGCATTGATGAATGAACAAAAAATAAACATTGGTTATTTTGTGTCGGGCTACACTGGACTGTTTTTGAATATAATTATTGACCGGATAAATGAACACTCGGTGTATTTGTCTTACACGCTGCGCATCCCGAATTTGCAAAAAAGCTATGAAATAAAAGAGAGAAAGAGTTTGAATATTACGCGCGTCAACTGTATGAGTGCATTTGACCAAGGAAGCATTTCTGAATTGGATGCAGAGTGGTGCCATGGTGCTACTAGTCCTCTACGATTTTGAATTTGCATTTAGTGGTGTTTCTTTTTTCTCAATTTTCGTCCTCCATCAATCTCATCCATTTTCGTTGTTCCTATGCTTTCAGTGGGTAATTCCATTGTTATTATCTTTGGATTCTGCATTCTTAACATGACCAAAAATGTTGGTATTTTTAATTCGTCAATCATTTCGTCCGTCAACTCAATATCAGGTTGGCTTATGCGTTTTAGCATCTTGATAAATTCATGAAATGTTTGTAAATTATCTGAATTATCATCCCATTTATAATAATACCCATGTGGAAGTTTGTTGTAATCATCTGGAAGCCGACTTGCATCATCTATGGGCAAAGACACTTCAAGATGTTTGAATCTTTCGTTGTTTTTTTTTATACTTAATAACACGGCCATTAACTGTATGCGATTCAACAAATAAAATAATCCATAACTTTTTTGTCCGAGTGTGTTCACGCCATACAAAAAAAACATACCAGATGACTCATCACTCAGATCTATCATGTCTTTTGGCATGCCATCCAGAATTTGTTTGTACTTATCAAACATAGTTTTATGGATACTTGCAAATAAGTTTGGATCTTTGGTAATGGCGTATTTTATTCCATCTGTCGTTGTAAAATTTATAATTGAATCAATATTATGAAATTCAGGTGTAAAGATTTCTGTCTTGTTAACAACAATTTTGCTAGTTCTACTGTGTGTGGGTTCATCCGGATTTTTTCGTGCACTTACGTCCACTTGAATGTCTGGAAACTTGAAATTTTGGTGTGCATCATAAGCTCCTCCACGCACACGCATGCGCATACAGGTTTTGCACGTTTTTTGTGTGTTTCTTCGTTGAAACTTCTTTGATTTTTTTGAACGGGGTTTCATTGTGTTTGTTGTTATTGTATACTATGTTGTATACTATAACAATATTTAAATAATTCAATCTTCCACAATCTTGAATTTACCTGGTTCAAGTTCCACGAACTTTCCTACAAGTATCCGGTTTCCAATCTTGAGATTTTCGTAATCATATACGTCATTGGTGTCTATGTCAATGCCATATTTCACGCCGTCGTGCGTTATTTCTTTGATGCGAAGCTTGCGCACTTCTTTGTTGAGAGGCACTGCTTCCGTTGCCGTTGCCGTTGCCGCTGCAGCTGGTTTGGGTTTGGCGGTGGTCCTGGGTTTTGTCGCCGTTGTTCCCTTGGTTGAATCTGTGGCAACGACTTCATCCTGTATATTGGGCGTGTAAGCGAACTTGTTTTCCGGATTGTCAAACGTGAAGCACTTGAGCGTCTCCTTGCTGCCGGCCTTGGCATGAATGGCGCAGTCGATTGCCGTCTCTTTTACGGAACGCAGAATGTTGCTGTTGATTTCTTCTTTGCGCTTGGCAATTTCATACAATGACTCATCTGTGGTAATCGGTTCATTGGTCTTAACACTTGTGTCGCCTTCTCTTAACTCTCTGGACACTCGAATGTATTTGAGCGCGGAGTTGGAGACGTCCACGACGGTTTTTGGGTCTGATGATGCCAACAAGGCCTCTTCCTTTTCTGCCTCTGCTTTTTCATCTTTGGACAGCGGTTTCAGCTGCGTGGGAGAATACACCATCAAATACATGAACACCTCCACAGTGCGCAGCTCGGGCGGCAAATCCTGGTGGCTGCAAATGCGTCGTGCGCGTCCAACCACTTGTTCAATGCGAACCGGGTGCCAATACGGCTCTAAAATGTGCACATAACGCACATTGCGCAAGTCAATGCCTTCTGCACCCGATGCTGAAATCATGAGCGTGTTGATGACCTCGCCGTAAAAGTTGTTGCTCGAGATGCGCAGCAAGTCGTCGCGAATGCTGGACGGCACTTGGTCCCACTCGCTGTTGAAAATGCAACGAATAATCTCCTTTTCTTCACTGGATTCAGTGCCTGTATAAAGCGCAAATCGGCGCTTGCCGGCGTCTTCAGGCCGCTCATCAAGCACCCATTGCTGTGTGGACGGGTTGTGTTTGATGCGGAACTGCGCATAATCGTTCGCCTCCATCGCCATTTTCAAAAGTCCAATGCCTTCCAATGTGCGAAACTGGCTGTACACCAAATTGAGGCCCACGTGCTTGGGGTCCTGCAGATTCTGCAACAGCTTCAAGAACTTGGGGCTGTAAATCGCCAATGACCGCGGATTGAAATACTCTTCTTCGTTGCGCTTCATTTGTTCCAGCACTTCTTTGATGCGGTCTTCATAGTGTTTGTATGCTTCGCTTGTGGTTTTTTTCTGTAGATCGGCCGCCTCATCCACTCCGAGTGCGCCTTCCGGATTTTTTGAGAGAGCACGCGCGCTGTCGGCATCAATGATGTCTTCATCCAGGTCTTCAATATCCACTTCGGCTGCAGCGCCTTCGGTTTCGGTCATGCTTTTGCCAAATGGTTTTGGTCGACCAATTTCTCTCGGAAACACAAAGTTGCAAGCTGCTCGAGAGAAAATGCGGTATGAACTTGACGGTTCTGCATACAAATCCTTCAAAGTTAGTGGTTTCTTTGCAGCAGCAGCACCAGTGCCATCGCCCTTGGGTTTGCGTGCAGGCGCAAGCGTCTTTCGCTTCTTTGCTTCGCGGTCCTTGTTCATTTCCGCCAAGCGCTCCTGTTGATACACGCTGAGTTGGTAGTTGCTCATCGGCACTTTTACCACGTGGAAATCGGAAGCTGCGTCGTATTTCGGCAGCAACTGCTCCTGTGCGCTGCGATAATACGATGTTAGTCCCAAAATGCGCCGTTTGAATACGTCCATGTTTTTCAGGTCAGCAGTGTCGGGGTCAATGAAATATTTTTCAAACCCGTCCAGGGTGTCGGGCAGCGCTTTATGAGCGACGGGGACGGCAGATGCTTTTGTGGATTTGATACCTTCGCTTGCAAGCACTGTTATGACCATCTTGACAAAGTCGTCGTCGCTGATTATTCCATGTTCGTCGACCGTGAACTCCACGCCTTCATACAGCTTGTCCAGTTGTGCCTTGACGCCGGACTTTGAAAGCACTTTGAAGACATTGACAAACCCAAACGGGTTGCGCGTGACGGTTAGGACGCGATCCGCTGCATTGTACTTCATGTAGTCCATAACATCAACCGATTGAAAAATCTGCTTCAAGCGCGCTTCTGTTATGCCTTGGGCGGAAGATGTCAATTGAAATGTCCAGGTCTTGATGTAGCCGCGCAGGATGTTGAACAGCACTCCGATTTCGTTGGGGTAGTTGATGATGGGTGTGCCGGTGAGAAGCACCACCTTGACATTGACTGCATCCAGTAGAAATCGATAGAGGTTGAGTGCGATGGGGGCATCTTCCGGTTTCAACAGCGCCGTTTGCGCTTTTTTGGCGGCAGCGGCCCCCTTTTTGGCGGTGTCATCCGGCAACTTTTTGATGTGATTCACGATGCGGCTTACAAAGTTGTGCGCTTCATCGATGACAACTACGGAATTGTCAAACGGGTTGACGGTGTAGCCGAGAGACATTTCATTGACTCGAGATTCGCGGATGCCGTTGTAGCTG